CTCGTCCCACTCCCGGCGGGCCCGCCGGGCGTCGGTGCGCGTGGACAGGAGCCAGTGCTCCGTCGCCAGGCGCCGGTCGGCGGCCGGGTGTACGAGGACGCCAGGCTGCACCTCGACAGGGGGCAGCGCGGGATCGCCGGTCACCGCGCGGCCTCCGTCGGCTGCGCAGGGACCTGGGGGCAGGGCAGGCCAAGAAGGAACGCGAGCCGGGCGGCCGTGGCCGGCTCGTCACCGTGCACTCCGATCTCGTACCCGTAGCCGGTGAGGTAGCAGTCGCCGCGCGCGGTGACGGTCTCACCGACGAGCGGGTTCAGCGGGTTCAGCACGCTGACGGCGTGCTCACCCTGGTTCGTCACGGACAGCCCGCGTGCGGCGAGCTGGTCGGCCAGAATGGCCGGTGTGGTCATCGCGTCCATGCTTCGATCACACCGGACGGCGGGCGGGCGCGGGATCTGACAACCTATGACACGGAGTTGATCATGCCTCTTGCTGTGGCGATCACCGGCACCCGGCAGACGGGGCACCGGGAACTCGGGTGGTACGTCGATCTGTTCGGCCGGTACCTCGCCCCGTGGGCGACGCCCGACACGCAGTGGTACATCGGCGGTGCGCGCGGCATAGACAGCCTGTCGCTGCTGTGGCTCGCCGGTAACTCCCGCTCGCGGATCACGGTCGTGGTACCGGGCACCCTGGCACAGCAGCCCGCCGAGGCACGGCAGGCGATCGAACGCTGCCGCGACCGGATCGACGAGATCGTCGAGCTCGGTGCCGCCGAACTGCGCACGCCCGCATTCCACGCCCGGAACCAATGGATGGTCGACCGCTCCGACATGGTCGCGGGGTTCCCGCTTGCCGGGGTCGAGGGCGCGTCGGGCACCTGGCAGACGATCAACTATGCATCCGTGCAGGGGAAACCGCGGCTCATCGTACCCGTGTGAGCCCGCAACCGTGCATCATGGGCACATGAGCGCGCACGACAGGCACGTCGGCGCTGCCACTCTCAAGCGGTTACGGCTCGCGCGTGGCTGGTCCCTCGCGGACACCGCCCGAGCCATCATCAGGAAAGCGGCCGACCTCGGGCAGCCGCTCGACGCGAGCGTCGTGAGTGTGCAGCGGTCCGTCGCACGGTGGGAATCCAGCACCGCGCCGATCCTGCCCGGCGAGCGGTATCAACTGCTGCTCGCCCACCTGTACGCCCGAGGCACCGGCGGGCAGACCTGCCTCGGTACCGGATCGGACTTCGCGGAGTTCCTCGACGCGCTCGCGCACCTCGGCGAGAGCGAGCGCCGCCTCGGCGAGCTGCGCACGCTACTCGTACGCACCGCCACCGAGGCAGGCGGCGGGCTGCTCGCGCTGCTCGGTCCCTCGACGCAACTCGCCCTGTCGGCGGCGCTCTCCGACCCCGGCCGCCTCGACGAGGGACTGCTCGACACGATGCGCGCCGCGGTCGTCGACGTCAACGGGCAGATCGGCAGCGTGCCGTTCGTGCGGCTGCAACTCATGCTCGCCCCAGTCGTCGAGTCGTGCCGTCGGCTGCTGGACGCGGCCGTGCCTGAGCCGCTCGTGCCGGGCCTGCGAGTGGTTGCCGCGCAGGCATACACCCTCGGCGGCCGGTTGGCGTTCGAGACGCGAGACGACGCCGCGTCGCGGGCGCTGTACGCCGCGGCGACGACAGCGGCTGGCGAGGTCGGCGCACCGTGGCGGCGGGCGGTCGTCCACATGAGTCGCGCTCTGGTCACCCTGTACTCGACGCCGGGGATCGAGGCCGCGCAGCAGCTCGTCGACGCGGCCGTGCGCGACGCCCGAGCCGGCGACAGTGTCACGGTGCGGGCCCGAGCGCACGCCCTACAGGCGGAGATCGCGGCTCGTGCCGGTCAGGAGAGGCACGCGCGGGCGGCGCTCGCCTTGGCCTGGTACGACATGGACGCCGACCGCGACGGCGACCCTGCGCCGTCGTCGTTCTCGCCCGCGCACCTTCGAGGGTTCGAGGGCATCACGTCGCTGTACGTCGGCGACCCGGCCGCCGCGCACGACGAGTTCGCCCGGTCGGCTGCTGCGCTGAAGGCGCCGCGCGAGCGGGTGCAGCGGGCGATCGTCGCGACCGATCAGGCACTCGCCCGGATCCGGCTCGACGAGCCGCAGTCGGCTGCCGAGCTGCTGCACGACTGCATCGACGCCGCCTCGTCGACGGGTGGCCGGGTCGCGTCGATACGGCTGCGGCGGGCTCGTGCCGGGCTGCGGCCGTGGCGGCACGAGGACTGGTTCGCAGATCTCGACGACCACCTGATCGACTCGCTCGGCGCGTAGTCCGGCGCGGGCATGACGAAGCGGCCCCCCGCTCCTCCGGGGGAGGAGTGGGGGCCGCGGTTACTGGTCGATGAGGTGGGAGTCGCGCGGGTCCGGCTCGGGCACCTGCCCGCCCAGCGACCTGATCGTTTGCTTCAGCACGTGCATGTAGCGGGACATCGCCCCGATCCGGGCCCGGTCGTCGGCCTGCGCAACTTCGAGCTGGCGGATGCGCCGGCCCTGCCGGACCACCATCCGCGCGATGCCCTCCACTGTCGTGAGGTCCGGATCATCCACCTCATCGACAGGCGGTCCCCCACCCGGCCCGTCCGCTGCCGGGTCGCCGCGCGGACGGTTGATCAGCGCGATCACCACCGACGTGACCGACCCGGCCACGATCGCCAGCAGCCCGTACAGCGTCATGCTGGTACCCGAGTCCATCACTCACCCCCTCTTGCTGTGCTGGCCGCGGTGAGCCGCAGGTGCTCCACCTCCGTCTCCAGGTGTCGGCGCCGCCGATGCTCCTCGAGGACCCGCCGCGCGGCCGCGGCCAGCAGCGCGAGCAGCGCCGGATACCCCAGCCAGGTCAGCCCGCTGTTGAAGCCCTGCGGGAACTCGCCGACGGCGCGGGCGAGGACGTAGGCGGCCGACCAGATCGCCGGCATGCCCGCCGCGGGGATGAGCCCGATCCAGGTACGACGGTCTGGGAGCAGTGCGCCCGCGCAGGACAGGGCGCCGGCCGTGATCCAGGTCCAGCCCCATACGTGGATCGGGGCCAGGGCGGTGAGGGCGGTCGCGGCCCGCACCGTTCCGAACCGCGGGTCCAGGACGAGGCCGAGGCCCCAGTTGATCCAGAGGATGCCGGTGATGAGCAGCCCGGCGCCGAGCAGTCCCAGGCGGCGGGCGGCCCGTCGCGCCGGGCCACGCATCAGGCGTCCGTGCTCGGCGGCGTGGGCCGGTTGGGCACGGCCCAGGTCACGCCGTAGGCGCCGAGGATGGCGAGCACGATCGTGACGCCCTCCCCGGTGGTGAGGGTGCCGTCCTGCACGGCGGTCGCCGCGGCGGCGGCACCGGCCGCGAGGCCGCCGATGACCGCCTTGGCGATGCTGGAGATACGCATGATCAGGCCCCCTTCGAGGGATCGGAATCGGTCCAGACGAAGCGGGTGCTTCCCTGGTGGCCGTGGACGTGTTCGGCGTGCTCCAGCGACTCCCAGCACACGGTGGACGGGCGGTCGCCGCGCCAGCGGATCGAGACGGTGCCGTCCGGCCAGACCACACCGTCGGCGACGGTGCCGGTGCCGGAGACGCCGGTGACGTCGATGTCTCGTTCGAGAGTGAACAGCCGTGCAGGGTCCATGGGACCTCTCCCTTCGGTCACTTCGAGCGGAGGCCGTTGGCGACCTCCCAGGCGTACTGCCAGGTGAGCGGCCCGGTGAGCCCGTCGGCGGGGCCAAGGGCGGACAGGTAGTGCTGCTGAAGCGCACGGACCTTGGCCAGGTCGATGGTGGTCATGGTGCGGGAGGGGCCCACGCGGTAGGCCGGCCCCCAGTTGCCGCGCTGGAGCCAGGTCTGGAGTTCGAGGGCGTACTGGTTGCTCGCGCCCAGCAGGAACTTGTCCCGGCCGGGGAAGGCCGGGCACTTCGGCGTGGACGCCGAGCCGGACCACCGCCAGGAGGCGACAGGCTTCCCGCCGCGCGGGTCGTGCGGGTCGGCGGTCGGCGGGCATATGCCGTCCGGGTAGCGGGGCGTGAAGTAGCCGACGATGCGGGAGCTGCGCCGGGGGGTGGCGTGGGACCAGACGCCGTTGCCCTGGCCGCGGTCGGTGCTGCCGGTCTTGATGCTGTTGCCGCCCTTGGTGTAGGCGGTGTCCTTGTCGAAGCCGACGACGACCTCGGTGTGGCCGCCGCCGTCGAAGTTCACCCAGGCTCCCGCGCTGGGGTACTCCGACCACAGCCCGTGCTTCTTCGCCCAGGCGGTGAAGGCGTTGACGTTGTCGACCTTGGGGACGATGCTCGCGAAGCCGAGGTCTGCGTACATGCACCAGTCGTAGATGACGCACCAGGCGACGCCGTCCTCGCCGAACTGCTTGCCGAACTGGTTGTGGTTGTCCCAGCCGTCGCGGCTGTTCCAGCCCTCGTAGATCCGCTCGGGCACGGCCATCACGTGGTCGATGAGCCGACGCCAGTCAGGGGTCGTGGCCATGGGTAACTCCCTTCGTAGGGCATGAGAAACGCCCCGGCCGGCGGCGCGGGGCGTTGGGTGGTCGGGGCCGGGGTCAGTGGCTGTGCACGATCTGGAGGGCCCGCCAGATCTGCTCTCCGGGGTAGCCGGGGTAGGCACCGCCGGGTGATCCCTGCGTGGCGTGCCAGGCACCCCACGCTGTGAGGTCGGCCGAGCCGATGTCCGCGGACGGGATGTAGCTGCCAGCGCCGACCGCTACCAGGCGTTTCGCGGCGGCGAGGACGAGCGGGGACGTACGGCCGACGCGGAACCAATCGACGCCCGGGTAGGGGGCGTAGGCGGCGGCCGCGCCGGACGAAGTCTTGAGCAGCGCCGGGTCGTCGTGCCAGTTCGGGTCCGCCGTCACCATGGGCGAGCAGTACTTCGGGTACCCGTAGCCGTACACGTTGGCGTCGGAGCGGAGGCGCTCGCGCAGATAGGCCCCGTCGCCTTCGGGAGCCCCCGTGAGGTTGCTGTTGAATTCGATCGTCCAGATGCGGGTGGCGTCCCACTTCCACACCAGCCCGGTGTGCTCCTCGCCCGCGTCGCCGATCATGACCTGCGCGCCGGTGGCCGGGTACCAGGACCAGCGGCCCCAGCTCTGGTACTCGGTGACGACCTCGGCGCAGTCGGGGGTCTGCGGCATGATGCTGATGTCCCCGGCCCGGTACGCCAGCCACAGCAGCCCGATGACGCAGTACGACAAGCCGTCGTACGACGCCATGCCAGGCGTCTCCTTCGCGTATTTGTTCCGGTTGTTCCAGGTGCCGTCGTTGTCCTCCTGATAGGCGATCAGCGCCTCTTGCGTACCGAGGTCGATGAGCGTCTGCGGGGCGATCGCTGCTACCACGTGGGTCCTCCTCAGGCGGTCGGGTTGATGACCGTGCCCGACAGCACGTTGGGCTTGACCGCCGTCAGCCCGAGCGTGGTCGTGACGGTGCCGGTGTCGGTGCGCAGGCACGTCGTCGCCCCGGCCCCCGGCGCCAGCTCGGTGACGCCGGACAGGACGACACCGGTGGCCGCGTTGGTGACCCACACGCTCGTGCCATCGGACGCCTTGGCGACGAAGCCGCTGGTGCTGTTGCCGCTGCCGCCGTAGATGATCAGGCCGGTAGTGCACTGCTCGGCACCGCACCCGGCCAGGCTGACGCCCGTGCAGTTGTCGAGCCGGTACCCGGCCGGGGACTGCTGCACAGCGCACGCGGACAGGCTGCTGTAGGCCATGCCGTCCAGCCAGACCCCGCCGGTCACGCAGCCCTCTGCCGAGCAGCCGACGAGAGCCGTCGACGCGCCGCCCAGCACGGTGTCCCGCGGCGCCTGGAGGTGGAAGCCGACGCCTCCGCAGGTGCGGACCCGGACGCGCTCGAACACGGTGGAGGCCAGCTGGTGGCAGAACACCGCGTCGCCGCCCCACGACTGGATCAGGACGTCGCGCAGGGTGACGGCGGCGGTGGCCGGCGCGCTGTACCGGGTGAAGCGGAGTCCCGAGCCGAAGCCGCGGCCAGGGCCGGACAGCTGGAGCCGCTCCAGGGTGACGTGGGAGAGGTCGGTGCCGACCAGGCCGTCCTTGTTCTGGTCGACCGCCTGCAAGACGGACACCCGGTCGCCGTCGCCGACCGCGTTGACGCCGCTGGCCCAGGTGATCGCGTCGGTCAGCTTGTAGCGGCCGGCCGGGATGTAGAGGGTGCCGCCGCCAGCCGTGGCGGCCGCCTCGACCGCCGTCTGGATCGCCGCAGTGTCATCGGCGACTCCGTCGCCCTGAGCGCCGAAGTCCCGGATGCTCATCCAGTCCAGGCCGCCGGCCGCCGGGCTCTCACCGCCGCCGGCGCTGCCCGCGTTGTGCGCCTCAACCCAGGCGCGGGAGGCACCGCCGGCGTCCGCCCACATGCCGACCACGCCGTCCGGCCCGAAGAACCGTGGGATGCCCCCGTAGCCGTCGGCCTTTACCGAGGTGGTGGCCTGCCCGGCGGCGTCCCGCAGGTCGGTGTACTGGACGCCCTCAGTGGCGGAGTCCCAGAAGGTCACAATGGCCCCGGCCGCAACGCTCCACACCCCGTCGGAGGGCGCGACCACGTAGTCCGCGATGCCGGCCCCGTACTCGTACCGTGCCACGTCAGCCCACCACCCAGCTCTGCCCCGTCTCCGGCAACAGGTAGTCGTTCCTGGCGATGCCGCCGTGGTTGACCAGCCACACCTGCCCTGACCGGCCGGACGTGTCCGACAGGGGGTAGACCGCGAGCCGGGCCACACGGTCGGACCGCTGGTAGGCGAGGATGTAGTGCATACGGTTCACGGGCCGGTAGGCCGCCGGGATGAGCACCGGCAGCATCGATTCGGTGGCGCTGGCCACGTCGGGTCCCGTCCGCTGCCACGTCCCGAGCCGCAGGGTCACGATGCCGGAGCGCTGCTCCAGCACGCTGCCGACGCTGACGTTCCAGCCCACCCGGGGCGTGTCGATCCCCACTGTGCTGGGCGAGTCGTAGACGACCCGCCACGCGATGCCGTCCCACAGGATCACCCGGCCCGTGTCCGTCTCCCATCCCAGCTCGGAGATCCGGGGGGTCGGGTTGCGGGTGGTCGACGTGCACGGCCGGCACCTGGTGCCCACGTACAGCTCGGCGCGGGTCACGCTCACCGACGACGCGCCGCCCAGGACGCGGGCCTGCGCGAGCGGGATCTCGTAGACGCCCGTCTCGCCCGTCTGCTGGGTCAGCGCGGGCGCGCCCGCGCCCGGGGTGCCGGTCACGATGGCCGGCTTCACCGTCCAGTCGGAGCGGTCCAGGCGCAGCACGATCCAGTCGGTGCGGGCCTGGCCGGCCACGTTCGCGTCCAGGGGCACGCTGATGGCGGCGGCGCCGGAATACCAGCCGTGCCCGCGGACGCTCGCGGCGACGTCGGCGCGGATGGTCACGGACAGGCCGGTGCCCGCCGAGACGACCTGCGTGTCCTTCGGGTCTCCGTACACGCCGTCGTCGGAGAACCGTGCGGCGATCCGCTCGTACTCCACGTCGCTGACGTTCCGGTCGTTGTGTCCCGGGCTCGGATACGACTCGTCGGCCACGGTCACCCCCTCGCTTCCACTCGTCCGAGCCGGTACGCCAGATCGCGTACCGTGCTGACCAGCGATGCGCTGGTCGTCGTGTCGCTGTTGCCGATGACCGCGGTCACCGTCTCGCCCTCGTCGGCGCCGTCGGCGTCCAATTGGATGCTGCGGACGACGTCCGTGATCGTGAGGCCGGTGGGCAGGACGACGGCGACCGTGTCGCCGAGGCCGTAGTCGCGGCCGGCCCGCAGGTCCTCGGTGTCGACCGTCTCGGTCTCCAGGGACGCGGTCGGGTTGTCGTTGCCGAGGGCGAGGATGCCTTCCTGCGTCAGCTCGCCGGCGGCGTTGTCCTTGCCGCTGGCCTGCACCAGCTTCTCCACCCGGTACCAGTCCGCTTGGGCGCCCGAGAGGACCTCGGTGTAGGCCCGCTGGTTGGCGGGCTCGCCCTCGCCGGCCTGCTGCGTGGGATCGTCGCCGCCCATCACCAGCTCCGACGTGGCGGTCGGCGCGCTCAGGGTGAAGCGCACCTTGCGGAGGTTGCCCAGGCCCGCCGAGAACCGTGCGCTGCCGGTCAGGTCGCGCGGCTGGAACACCTCGAACACGATCTGGTCGCCGACCTGGCGGGTGCGGAACCCCAGATCGTCGGGCACGGCGATCGTGCGGACCGCGTCCAGGAGCGGCTCCATGCGGGTGGTCAGCGTCCGCATGGTCCCGGCGCCGGAGTCCGGGGCGAGGACCAGGCGCGGGATGCGGCGGGTTGCGAGCGCGCCCGGCCCGCAGTTCTCATCGACCAGCTGGCGCACGATGACCTCACCGCGGCCGGTGAGGGTCCGCATCACGTCGCTGGTCTTCGTCTGTGCCTCCCACGTCTTGCCGGGCTCCGGGTAGGTCAGACGCCCCGCGACCAGAGCGAGATCGTCGGTGAACGACACCGTGACCACGCCGGGGTCGGCGTTCGAGTCGAGGTCCCACTCATAGTCCTGGGGGACCTCCATCGGCCCGGCCATCCAGATCTGCCGGTCGCGGACGACGACGAGCCGGTTGCCGGGCCGGAGCTGGGCCATGACCTCCGGGTAGGCGGTGAGGGTGACCGTGCCCGAGCCGGGCTCCCGGTGCTTCTGGGTGGCGGTCAGGTCCCGCCATCCGGCGAGCGGGTCTCCCTGCACGGTCAGGTTCTGGTCGGTGATCCACAGATCGATCGCCACGGGCCCCCCTTACGCGGTCTCGTAGCGGGGGTAGAACGTGAGGTCGACCGCGCTGCCGGGGCCGCTGCCGGTCAGCTCGAAACGGACCGCGTTCTGGCCTGGGGCCAGCCCCCACAGCACGCCCTCGGGCCAGTTCAGAGCCGACATCCAGTTCACGCCGTCGGCAGTGCCGTCCTGGAGACGGATCTGCGCGGGGTCGGTGCGGACGGTGACCTGCTCGCCCGCGGCGAGGTTGCCGTGCCCGGTCTTGGACGGGTCGAGCGTGAATGCCTCGCCGGTGTCGTCGTGGGTGAAGGTGATCTCGCTGGCCGGGCCGGTGATGCGCCACTCCGGCCACACGACGGCATCTCCCGGGACAGCGAGGGTCGTCGCGCCGAGGACCTGCGACGAGGACACCGACGGGTACGGGGCCAGGTAGTCCCTGCCCACGCCCTGCTCTCGGTGCACCGTGACCGGCTGGGTGTCCTGCCAGTACGGGTCTTCGCACCACAGCACCAGGGCGACGGCGTCGGACACGAGACCGCTGCCCCGCTTGCCCTGCCCGTCGAAGCCCTCCCGGTAGAAGACGCGGACGCTCCGGCTCGTGCCGTCCGGGCGGGCGATCGTCAGCGTCCCCGGCGTGCGCCGGCCGTCCGGACCCACCCGCAGCGTGCGTGTGAACGCGGTGGCCAGCTCCCGCCAGCGCTGCGTGAACAGCATGTGGTCGTTGTGGCCGTACACGTACAGCGGCCAGACGATCGTGCGGGGCTGGGGCTGTGCGTGTCGCAGCCGCGCGCCGCCGCGGGGCTGCGGATCGGTGGTCAGGGTGTAGCCGGCGGCCCCCAGCCCGGACACCCCCGTCGGGCAGGGTGAACCAGCCGGACGACGGCGAGGACAGTGGCCACACCTTCCCTGTCGGATCGGTGTAGGAGGCGATGGCCTCGCCGACGCCCGGCAGCGGGATCGGAGTCCCTCCGCCGGGGGTGCCCGTGTCGGGCGGTGTGATGACCGGGGCTGTGATGATCGGCATCTATCGGGCCCTCCCCACCCTGGCCAGCGCGTCCCGGCGCCGCTGGAGCACGTCCAGGTCGCTGACCTTCATGTCCAGGGTCCTGGGGTAGAAGTTGTACGTGTCCCCGCCCTGCTGCGGGGTGTCCTGCCCGCGCGGTGCGGTCACGACGGTCTGAGGCCGCGGCGCGGCCGCGGCCGGCCGGTTGTCCAGGCCGCGGGTCATGCTCTCCACGACCGAGGCCCCGACCTTGGCGGCCGCGATCCGCATGGACGACTCGTGGTCGATGACCCGCCCGCCGCCGCCGAACTGGTACAGCTCGGGACCGGACTCGCCGACCCAGGCGACCTCGCCCGCGCGCGGCCGTCCGCCGCCGGCGTAGCCCGCCAGCCCGTACCGGTGCGTGAACAACGATGCCTTGTACGAGCGGGCGCGCGCCCCGACAACCACGCCGTCGCCGCCCCGGCTCTCCACGTTGACGCCGTTCAGGGTGCCCGCGGTGTGGCCCACACCGGCGTTGGTGATGCCGATCATGTACGGCGACCGCTTGTTGAGCACCCACCCGGCGGGCGCCTGCGCGCCGGAGAACGCGCCGGTCGCCCACCGCCGGTGCGGGCGCTCGCCGCGGATGACGGACTCGATCGCGGACACGAAGCCCGAGCAGTCCCAGCTCGGGTCACCGTTGCCGCCCCACTGGTACGGCTTCCCGGCCTGTGTGCGCGCCCAGGCCAGGCCGCGCCGGAACGCGGGCCCGCCGACACCGAGCCGCTCCATCTCCTGGTCGGCCTGGCCGGAGTAGCCGACGATGTCCTTGATCATGCGCTTCGGGACGCCGCTGATCATGTCCCGGTACACCGACGCGTCCCCGGCGATCTTGTCGATGAGGGGCGTGACGATCGAGTTGAGTCCGGCGACGGCGGAGTCCTTGATGCCGTCCTTCAGCCAGTCGAAGCCCTTCTTCGCCAGGTCGACCGGCGCGGTGACGGCGTTCTTCACCCAGCCGAAGATGCCGCCCTTGGCGAACCCGCCCTGGAACGGCGCGAGGGACTGGCCGCGCATGGCGGCCTTGTTCACCGCGAGGAGCCGGGCCCGCTCGTACGGGTCGCGCATCGCTTCCGAGACGGCGACGCCCTCGCCGCGGCGCATCGGCACCAGCTGGTCGTCGCCGTCGCGGTAGGACGACTGCCCCGGCAGCACGCCACCACGGGCGAAGCCCTTGAACTCGGCCAGCTCCGGGGCGCCGAACTTCGACGCCACCATGTTCCAGACCTTGCGGATCCCCTTGTTGTACACGGTGTTGACCACGAACTCGACGGGCCGCTTAGCGATGCCGGAGACCTTGGACCAGGCTTTGTCGATGCCCTTCTGCGCGACGTCGAACGCGCCCGCGACCTGACCGGTGGCCGCTCTCAGCACGTCGAACACGGGCTTGATCCCGGAGTAGTACACCGTCGAGACGACCGACTTGATGCCGGTCATGGCCGGGGAGACGGCGGACCGCCACAGCCAGGAGAACTGCCCGCCCACCAAGTGCAGGCCGGAGGTGATCCACCCGAAGACCAGGGAGACGCCGGACCAGGCGCCCTTGGCCCCGACGACGATCCACCCGAACACGGGCTTGGCCCCGTTCGTCCACAGCCAGACGAACACGGCACCGACCCCGTGCACCCCGGCGGTGATCCACCCGAACACGGGGGAGATCCCGGAGGACCAGAGCCAGGTCGCGCCGCCGGCGATCCATCCGAACACGGGCTGGATCGCGGCCGACCACAGCCAGCCGAAGATGGCGCCCATGCCCTGGACCGCGTAGTAGACCGGCAGGAAGAGGATGACGGTCAGGGCCGTCGCCAGGATCCGGGCACCGACGTCGATGGCGGAGAACACCGGCTGGAGCACGGTGGACCACAGCCAGGACGCCGCATCGCCGACGATGTGCAGGCCGGTCGTGGCCCCGTCGACCAGCGGCTTGAGGCCGTTGGACCACAGCCACATCGCGCCGGTCTGCACCACCGACCAGACGCCCATCACGATGTCTCGGAACGTCTCGCTCCGTTTCCACGCGACGAACAGCGCGGTGCCCAGGGCGACCAGAGCGATAGCCACCAGCACGAACGGGTTCAGGGCCATGACCGTGTTCAGGACGCCCATGGTCGTCGCGAACGCGCCCGTGACGGCCTCGGCCACGGTGAGCGCGGTGACCTGCGTCCACAGCACCGCCGTGCTCGCCCCGGTCGCCACGGCGTTCGCGGACAGGGCGAGCGTGACCCCGCCGATCAGGACGGCCAGCGGGCTGAGCCAGATGCCCCACTCCCGGAACCAGTGGACCGTGCCGCCGACGACGGCCCCGACGTCCTTGACGGCCGGGCCGAGATGGTCGCCGAGCCAGCCCGCCGTCCGCTGCACCGGCGGCAGCACATCGGTCAGCAGGACGCCGCCCACCTTGATCAGGGCGGGCAGAGCGTAGCGTGCGGCCGCGTCCCCGATCGCCATCAGCGCCCGGCGCTTGAACGCCTCGAACTTGGTGCCGGCGTTGTCGCGGAGGTCGTCTCCGGCCTGCTTCGCCGCGCCGCCGACCTGGCCCAGCGCGGCCACCGCCCTGGACGGGTCCAACGCCCACAGGGCGCCGGCCATGTCCTCGGCCTTGGTCCCGAACAGGGCGACCGCGGCGGCGTTGCGGTCGACGGGGTCCTTCATCTTCTTGAGCCGGTCCAGGACGGTCTGGAGGCCCGCCGAGGCGGACTTGCCGCCCTTGGCGATCTGCGCGGTCATGCCCTTCGCGGACAGGCCCAGCGCCTCGAAGCCCGCCGCCGACGCCGTGCTGCCGTCGGTGGCCCTGATCTGGAACTCCTTCAGAGCGTCCGCGATCACGTCGGTGTCCCGGGCACCGGCCTGCATGCCCTGGCTGAACAGACCCATAGTGGTCTGCACGTCCAGGCCCAGGGACCTGAAGATCGTGGAGTACTCGTTGAACGTGTCGGCGATGTCGTCGGCCCTGGGTCCGAGCTTCTGCATGCCCGCGAACAGGGCATCCATCGCCTCGGTGCCGTTGTCGGCCAGCCCGGTCTTGAGGATCTGCCCGACGGCGTTCGCGGTCTGCCCGAGGTCCAACTCGAACATGGAGCTGAGGTCCTGGACCTTGGTGGCGATCTCGCCGAGCTGCTTGGTGGTCGCGCCGGGCGGGGCGAGACCGGCCGCCATGACCGCGCGTACGGCCTCGGCGCCCTCCTCCACCGAGTCCGTGACCGCGTCCGCGTACAGCTGCCCGGCGGCGTTCCCCGCCTTCTGCGCGTCCGCCGGGGACAGGCCCAGCTGGGCCTTGAGCTTGCCTGCCGAGGCGGCCTTCTCCATTGAGATGGACAGGCCCTTGGCGACCAGGGCGCCCGTGGCGACGCCGGCGCCGAGCGCCGCGGCGCCCATCTTCTTGGCCATGCCCTTCATCAGGCCGTCGCCGCCCTGCTCGCCGGCGGCCTGGGAGGCGCGGGCGACCGGCTCGCCGATCTCCCGCTGGAGCTGCCTCCCGAACCCGCTCATGTTGGGCAGGACGTCGACCCACACAGCACCCGCGCGGGGCATGGGATCACCCCCGTTCTGCGTGCTGTGGTGTCGCCAGGGCGACGATCCGCTGGTATCCGGCGCGGGCCTCGGCCGCCTCGCGGCGGGCCTTCCTGTGCCGCTTCTTCTCGGCGGCCTTCTGGCCGGGCCGCCACACCGGCGGCGGGTACTCCTGCGGCGCCGTCTTCTCGCCGCGGTTGGCGTTGCGGAAGTCGGTCACCAGCCGCGCCATGAGGTCGACCAGGTCGGCCGTCATGAAGTCGGCGTGCTGCCAGTGATGGCCGGCCAGCTTCCGCGCCAGGGCCCCGTTCGGGGGCAGGCCCTCGACCATGACCCGCAGCTGGCGCAGGGTGATTTCCCCGCGCCAGAACTCCGCGATCGGGTCGCGCCCGAGGTAGTGGTGCAGCAGGTCCGCCTCGACGGCCTCGGGGTGATCCCCGAGGACGTCTAGGACCGTGTAGGGCGGCGCTTGACCTTGTCCTGCATGTCCTGCTGCACGGCCAGGAACAGCAGCGCTACGTCGGCGTCGGCGTGCCCGGCGGCCCGGAACTTCTCGTACTGCTCGGCGCCGAGGATGGCCACGGCCTTGTCGTGGTTGTTCTCGGCGGCGTCCACGGCCTCGGACCACTCGTCCTCGGCGAACAGCGGGTGCGGGAACGTCAGGACCTGGCCGTCGCTCAGCTCGACCTCGACCTGGTCGCCGCCGACCGCCTCGGTGTACTGCTGCCGCACCTGCGACATGACGTAGCGCTTCTTGTTGGGCTTGCTCATGGTGCTCTCGTCTCGCTTCTGGGTGGCCGGTGGGTGAGCGGGTGGAGGCACAGCGGACGCGGGGCTCACCCGGGTCCGCGTCCGCTGTGCCCGCTTGCGAGGGGCGGTCACGTGCCGCCGCCGCCCTCCTCGGCGGGCGCGAAGTCGCGCCAGCCCGGACCGTCGATCCAGGTCTTCATGTCGGTGCCGAGCGCGTCATCGATGTACGCCTGGTACGTGACCCCGCGGGAGATCTCCGAGGTGCGGGTCCACTGCTCGTCCTCACGGCCGGTGCGCAGCGCGCTGGGCATGTGCTTGACGATGTACAGCGGGTTGCCGGTCTCCTTGTTGAGGTCCTCGGCGATGAAGGCGAGGCGCCGGTACAGCGTCGGCGGCGTCTTCGGCCTCGACCAGGTCCACGTTGCCGTACCCAGGTCCGGCAGCGCGCCCGCTCCGGCCAGCGGCAGGTTCTCGTACAGGGCGACCGCCGCGGCGTTGGTCTCCTGCGGCACCCACTGCGCGGTCGCGGTGTCCGTCTCCACATCGGAGCGGGTGGGGGACGCGGCCTGCCCGGACGTCACGTCCGACGTCGACAGGTCCCCGGAGAAGGTCACGCCGTCGGTCGTGGTGTAGCCCACGGGCACGTACCCGGCCGGGAGCGCCTGGAGCAGCCCGGTAGCGTCGAACGGCGCTGTGACCGCGTCGGCGGTCGGGTCGGCCGCAAAGATCGCGTAGCGCAGGGCCTTGCGGATGAGGGACTGGCGGAGTTCCGCCATCGTGGTGAAGTCAGCGGCCGGCATGAGGGCCCCTTCCATGACGAAGCCCCCGCACGGGGCGGGGGCGGAGGATTGGTTGCCGCGTCAGGCGCCGGTCCTGCCGCGGGTGGTGAGCCGGTACGTGGCGACCGCCCGCCGCACGCCAGGGTTGCCGTACGGGATCTCGACGGGCCGCTGCTCGGTGTCGACGGTGTCGATGGGCAGGCCGCCCGAGTAGGTGGCGGACAGCGACAGCATCGCGGCCCGTACCTGCTCGGCCAGTTGCCACATCGCCGCCCGGTCAGCGGCGAACGCGGCGAGGTCGAGGATGACGGTGTCGGTGATGCGGTCGTCGGCGCCGGCCGCGACCTGCACCACCACCACCGGCAGCAGCTTCTCGACCCCCGCCGGTACCTCGTCGGTCACGCGTACGCCGGGCAGCAGGGGCCGCAGCGCCTTCATCACGGCGAGTTCGGCGTCCGGCCACATCAGCTCTCCAGCGGCCGGGTGTGCGCGGCGCGGGCCAGGATCCGGCGCCGGGCCGTGTTGCTGTCGCCGTACTCGTGGGATGCCGCGTCGTCCCGGTCGGCGATGACCTTGGCCGTGGGCCGGCCGCGCGGGCGGATCTCCTCCTGGACGCGGATGGCCTCGGCGAACTCCTCGCTGATCGTCCCCCGGGCCAGGGACCGCGCGCGCGGCGCGATCTCATCGGCCTGCGCCTTGAGCGCTCCGCGGACCTCCTGGGACTGCATGATCTCCGGCAGGCACGTCGGGTCGAACTCGAACCGGATCCCGGCCATCAGCCGCTCACCACCTTCAGGAACGCTTCGGTGTGGTCCAGCAGCCCGGCGAAGCTGCCGTGCTCGCCGGGCTCGCCGTCGACCTCGTACAGCACGCCGCGCCAGCGGACCCGGGACAGGGCGGTCAGGCCCATGCCGGGCGGCCCGGCCAGCCGCCAGCGGGTGACGACCTGCGTCTTCCCGTCGTTGGTCTCGGTGCTGGAGACGGGCTGCATGTTGCAGTCGGGCACGTCGCGCTCGCGGTCCTCGTAGATGTCGTGGCCGCGCTCGTCCTGCCCGGTCAGGACCCGGTCGATGACGGTGACGGTGTCCCGGCGCAGTGGGTTGTCCAGCACCATCAGGCGTCGTCCCCCCGGTTCAGGCGGTGCGCCTCCACGGCGGCCGCCCACTGTGCGGTGACACCGACGGCGGCGGTGGCCGCGAACGACACGGACTCGGTGCCGGTGGTGACCTGCTGGATCGCCGGGTCCGTGCGGTAGATCGCGCGGGCCTGGTCGATGACCGCCTCGGCGACCTCCCCCGGCACAGGGTCCGTGCCGTGGTCGTAGACCACGCTCACCTCGGACCACTCCGGCCAGCAGCCGTCCGGGTGCAGCAGCAGCCCGGCCCGTTTCCGTACCCGGACGCCCTCGAGGACCTGGCCGTCGACACGGACCTCGGTCACGGCGACGACCGGCGCCGCGGGCAGCTGGAGGACACGCTGCCCGGTCCCGTCCAGCAGCGCCGTGTCGCCGGTCACCAGCGAGACCGGGTGGCGGACCTGGCCGCGGAAGCGCCGGGTGGCGGCACGCAGCGCAGCGAGCAGCCGCACGTCCTCCGCCGGCACCTTCAGCAGCACGGCCAGGTCCTCGGGGTCGGCCAGGTACGGGTCAGGCCCCGCCACCGGTGCCTGCCGCCGCCCGCTGCTGGGCCTCCGCGAGGAACTCGTCCCGCCGCTCGAGCAGGCCCTTGCGTTTCTCGCCGGCGGCCTCGGCGTCCAGGACCCGGGCCGTCTCCTGCTCGTCGGCCTCCGCCAGGTGCGCGATGACCTGGAGCACGGTGTGCTCCGCCGGGTCGAACGCCTCCGGACCGGCCGCCCGCTCCTGCGGGCGCGGGTCCGCCTGCGCGGCCGTGAGCGGGGGCGCCTGCCCGCCCGCGCCCGCGGCCGCGCTC